CCATTTTTTACTTCTCCTATAAGTTAATTGTCTAAATTGTTTGAAGAAGTTTAGAAAATCTATTTAGAGTTTTTCTTTGCTTCCTCTATAACAGATAACTTGGCAGCTATTGATTGTCTTGTATTTCCAGTTTTTTCTATCTCACGAACTTGACTTATCACATCTGTGTCGTAGGTATCTACAACTGAGTTGGCTTGTATGTTATTTAAGCGTTCTTGACTTTGTTCTGTACTTTGCACAGCTTCTTGTAATCTGTCTTGTTGCCCAAATTCAACTCCAAACTCTTGTGATGCGTATGCCTGGATTCCTTCAACAGTCATATCACCTTCGTACATCATCTCTACTGCCTTGCCGACACCTTTTGTAGTGTCTAACCCTGCCGATTGAAATACTTGTTTTCTTTCTTTAGCTTCAAATTCTGCGATTTTACCTTCGTAGAGGTCAAGTTTTTCTCTCATCTCTTTCCAGTTCTTATCGCTACTTGTAGCTTCTTCTGAGTTATTAAGCTCTTCTGTCATTATTCTATTGTCCTTACTTCACACATTTTTTTTACAAGAGGCGTATGAGTTACCTCTGAGTGTTTCCACCCATTTTTATTTACTCTACTGTTTTTATTTGACAGGTCTTGTCAGTAGGCATCAAGACCGATTACAAAATCCAGGTCTAGTTTGAATTTCGGACCTAGGTACAAAATAGCTAAAGCTATTATATCATATAAATAGTAAATGCAAGTTGTTTAAACAAGTTTAGGCTTCTAAAAGACCTGTGACTGCACCTGTTTGTGCTTGTGTTGCACCTAACTGAACTGCACTAGCCGACTCTTGTTGTCTGATAATATTTACTACTTGTCGTAGTTCTTCTGATTGTCCTAGTTCTGTGCCTTCAATAATGTCTTCAACAGTTGGTACATCTCTACCTTGTGCTAATGCTTGTTGCTGTATAGACCTTACCTGTTGGAATCCTCTTCTTGCTGCACTAACACTAAGACCTAAATCTTTTAGTTGTTCTGCTACTTCTACAGATATATCTTCACCTGCAAGTAATGCCTCTGCACCTATCTGTGCTGTTTCTATTCTCTCTGCAACTATATCTCTTGATGATATTGTTCCAGAAATAATATCTTGACCTATCTGTGGGTCTATTGCAGATACCAATATCTCTTCATCTGTTAGTACACGATTAAAGTTTCTTAGGTAAAACTCTTTTACTTCTGGTATAGAACCTAATACATTACTTCTTACTGATTCTATTCTTGTACCTAACTCATCAGGTGATACAACATTTTCTATAAGCTGTGCTTTTCTTTCAGGAGTAAGTATGACATCTGGATTAACATTGATTGCTTCAATCTTTCTTTTATATCCATCTTCTATCTGTCTATATTCTGCTTCACTGTATTTTACAGTTGCACCATCAGGGTTTAAGTTACCTGCAAATGTTTGTTTATATTCAGGTGTTTGTCTAACTGCTGCTATAGCTGATGATTCATCTTCACCAAACTTTAGATAGTTTTCTACCCATACATCTAATAAAGGTTTGGATAATAAATTACCAAACTTTAATTTACCTTGTTCTGCAATTCTATTTTTTGCTGCATCTGTAAGTTGTGTTGAATCACTTTGAGTTGGAGTGTCTGCTGTGCCTGTGTAGTTAGAACCACCTAATGTAGTAGATGCTGCTAATGCCTCTTCATAAGACTCTGTATATCCTGCTGTTTGTATAAGCAAGTCTGCTCTTTTTCTATCTACTGTAAAACCTGTAAGGTCATCTTTTCTAAATAGTTTTACCTGTGCCATTATGTAGGTACTCCTCTTAATACTCCTGCAGGACTTACACCAAGTGATTGTGCTGCATCATCTGTTATGCTGTCTAGTACTTTAGCGTTGTTATTGTTAGCACCATATATCAGTGTTAACTCTGCTGCTTTTGTAGCATCATTAGCATTAAGTATTTCATAAAACACTGGTGATGTTTCACTCATTCTTTCACCTAGTTTGTTAAATGTAAAGTTTCTCCATGGAGTAGCTATATCTTCGTATGTTAAATTTTCATCATAAACACTTGTAGGGAAAATAGTTTTTCTTATTTCTTTAAATCTATTATCTAGCATTAATTGACCAACTTCAGGTGACTCTGCATTTCTATACAACTTTGCTAACTCTGCTTGTGAACCAGAGTCTAACATACCATACAAAGGTCCTAACCATTTGTATGATGCGTTTTGTACAGTTGCATAACCAGACCTAGTTTGTGCTAACACACCTTTACCTTCTAGCCAATCGGTAATCTTGCTGTCTATCTTAGGACTTGTACTATCTTCTCCTAATTCTTTTACTTGAAACGCAGCGTAAGTATCTGAAAACTCTCCTGTAGTTACCATGTCACCGAACCATTGACCAAATGTTTTACCAGTATTTTCATCTATTACTGCATCTACATTAGTTACACCTGCATCTCTAAGTGCTTGTGAATAAACTAATCTATTTTCATCTACTAAAACCTTAGCATCAGCAGGTAAGTTTTCATCATCTATACCTCTAGCTTTAGACAATACCAACCAGTCTATAACATCTTGTGTTTGTGTTTCAAACCAATCTGTTGCTGCCCACTCTTCTTGTGTAATATCTCTATCTTCTACTAAACCTTGAATCCATAAGTTTCTTACTTCTTCATCTGTTTCTAACCAAGGTCTTGCATCAATAGCTGCTTCCATTAAATCCATAAAACCTGTAAAAGGTGAACTACCTTGAACTATTACATCTGATGGTAGTTCTGCTAAGGAAACACCAAACAATACAGAGGTTGTCCATACATCATCACTTACTGTTTTTGCAGTAGGTTTTCTTCTACCACTATAAAATTGATTTATTTCTTCATCAGTAGTTTCATAACGCATAAAGAAAGGTTGACCTGGTACTTGCCATACAACATACTTTTTACCATCTCTTATCCATATTTGTGTATCTTGAAATGTTTGTGGTGGTGGTGTAACAGTTGTAGTAGTAGTTTCTGCTGTAGGGTCAGAGGTAAATGTATAACCCTCTGCAAATCTTGATGTATCTCCAGGACTAAAATCTTTGGAGTCACCTTCTGAATTGTAATATAATGTCATTTTTTATTTCTCCTGTGACATACTAGCAGATTGTTTAAACACACTATCAATTATAGGTTCACTAATCTTCCATGACAATGACCATGTATCACTAATTGCACCCATCTCTTCCCATGTATCTTTACCTATTTGTTTCCAATCGTAGTCTATATCTTTTGGTTCTTCACCTTCTATTGTCTTACCACCCATAAATGATGGTATAAAATCTCTTTGACCACCTTGATTTTCTATTGCTTTGTTATATGCTTGACCTACATCTACTACTAATATTGCTAATTCATACGCTGTGTATGCAGCTAATGCAGGTAATGATATAGATGATAAACCTAATCTTGGTAATATTTTTGTTAACCCTTGTGTAATTGCAATATCACCTGGGTCAAATGCTTGTGCTACTGCACCTCCTACACCAAATGTTTTACCTACTAATTTTTTAGTAGTATTAAATAAATTACCAACAAACTCTGGTGCTTGTTTAGCTAATTGTTCAAATCTTTTATACCCACCTTTACCTACTACATTAGATAAATCTGTTGTTGTATCATCTGCAATATCAATAACTTCACCTGCTTGATTTATTGCTTTATTGTTTATATCATCTACTACATTTGTAGGTACTACCTTTACTCCACCTACCTCATTTAAATTAATATTTGCATCTATAGGTATGTATATATCTAATGTTTCACCTTTTAATTTTTGTTGTTGCAATAAACCAATCATTTGTACTTCTTTTAAATTTCCATCTTGAAGTATTGTTATAGGTATGTTTTGCTTACTAAAAGCACTTACAAGTTCCCCTGCAGGTCTAGCGTGTAGTCCTGCTTCATCTAATACCTCTATAGTTATAGGTTTATAATTTTCTATATCTAAAGTTTTTACATCATCTACTACATTTGTAGGTGTGTCTATTCCAGTTATATCAATAGTTGGGTCTAGTGGATTAGAAACAACATTATAAATAGGATTATCAGGTAATACTCTACCCATTTCAAAACCTATCTCATCAGGAAAATTTTCATTCCAAACAGGTTTTGTGAAAAACTCATTCATTCTATTAGCAACATTATCTGCTGCTATTTCATCAAGTTCTTTACTAGCTTTATCCCATAATATTACATTTGGTCCATCAGGGCTTGTTTCTTTAAGCACTTCATCAAACCATTCATTTGCATCCTCAAAACCATAAGATACTGCTTTTTCATACATCAAATTATTTTTTTCTATTCCTAATAATTTATCGTATATTTTTTGTACATTATTGCTCATTTGAATAGATGGCATGTCACCTGATGAAGTAGCCATTCCAGTGTATTGATAAAACTCTTCATTCAATAACCTTGAATCTCTGTTTTTTAAATCTAAATATATATTTTGCCCTAGTACAAATTCTTTAGCTTTCTTTGGGAACTCTTGTAAAAACCTTTGGTGCATTTCTTTTAACTCTTGTATGTTATTTGGTGCAATATATTGTCTTTGAATACCTATATTTCTTTGAACTTCTAAAGTAGGAGGTATTCTATCGTAATCTAGGTCTGCATATACATCTGCATTAAATGATGGTCTGTTAAGTTTTTCCAACATGTCTATATAATCTTCACCATAATTAATTAACATTCTCATCTCTATACTTTCAGGCATGACATGTCTTATACCAAAGTAAAGTTCTTGTTTATTTATATTTCTTATAACATTGTTGAACATTACATCTATTTTTTCTGCATCTATTGCATTGTCTAAATGTTGAGAAAGTTTTCCTTCACTAGTAATTGTTGATAATGTATTCCCTTGTGGAAGTATAGAAGTATTTACTGAAGAACCATCTCCTCCTGCTTTTTTATTTAGTTCATACACATCCTTGTGGTACTTTAATAATTTATTTTTTATAAATTCTTCGTTACCTTGTTGTCGCAGAGTTAAAGCATTATTCATTAATTCTTCTATATCCATGTGGTGATAATCTTTACTTAAAAAAGTTTCTAATGCTCTTTGTCTGTATGATTGTGCAGGGGTTAACTGTTTTAATTCATCTGATACTAAATCATCAGTTTGTATTAAACCTTCAAATAGTTCATTGAGTATTCTATCTTTTTCGGAAATAATTTCTTCTATTTCCATAGTTACTTCTTCAATAATTTATCTTTTAATTCTTGAACATCTTCTTTTGTAAAACCATTTCTAGGTGCTTTATCACGATTTTTTTCCAAGTCTTCATATACTCCCATTATCTACCACCTAATATTTTTAGTGCTTCTTCAACAGGGTATTTATTTCTTAAAGCATTCATCTCTGCTCTTTTCATAGATTGTAATCCTGCTAATTGTCTTTGTTTATTAACTTGTTTCTCCATCATACTTATAGCTAGGTCATAAAACTTACTAGCACTTGGAGGGAAGTCTTGTGGTGGTGTACCAAACATATTTGTTATACCTTTACTTCTTGACTCTGTATCAATTTCTTCATCTTGTTCTGGCATAGTAGTACTAGTTGTAGATGTAGTAGTACTTGTTGTTGTAGGTTCTTCAGTTACAGGTATTCCTCTATCTGGGTCTAACGCACCTAATTCAACATTTAATCTATCTATTAGTCCTGGAAAGTTTTTTCTATCTTCTTCTGTTATAGATGTATTCCATATCTTTGCAACCTCATCTGGATTATCTAATAACAACGCATCATAATATTTCTTACTAGATAATTTACTTGGTCTATTAAATGTACCTATAACCATTACATCAAATTGTGTTTGATTAAATGTAAGACCATAATTTTTTAGTCTTTGATTTACAATTCTTTCTATTTCCTCTAAATCTTTTTCAAGCAATTCATTTGCTTTTTCTTCAGTTATGGTGTCACCTAATTGAAATTGTTCTCCACCTGATGTATTACTGTGACCATATCCTATTGATACAGAAGCACCATCTGTGTATGCCTCTAATTTTAATTCTTCAAGTTCTTTTATAATTTCTATTGCAGGTATTGTTGCTTCTAATTCCATATTATCCTCCTTCTGCTGCTGCTAAACCTCTAAGGTTTCTTTGCATTCTAGCAAATGTGTCATCTTCTATATCTGCTTTTGCTGCTAATGCTTCTCTAGGTGCAAATATTTCATCTAGTACATCTTCACCTGCTTCAGTTAAAACTTCAGGGTCTGGTTCTTCTGCCCCTACTTCTGGAACAAACATTGTTTCTCCAGTAAGTGGGTTGTAATCTAATCTTTCTGGTTGTGCAGGTTGTAAGTCACCAAGTGATGATGCGTAGTCCTCTGCAGTTACACCTAGTTTGCTCATAATTATTTGTTTCTCGCTTGATGACAATGGACTACCTTTTCTGGTTTCTGCACCTGCTAACATATCATCAACAAAATCTGTTAGGTCTTCCTCTGTAAACTGATAAGTTCCTGTCTTGTATGCTTTCTGTGATTGTGAGTAATCATTTAAAGACTTAGTTGCATTTATCCATGATACTTTTCCTAAATTATTCATAGAAAAATCCATAGCTAATTTCAAACCTTTAAGTGTTTCTGCATCTGCATAACTTCCATAAGTCTTATCTAAATTAATTAATCCTGCATTTGATAATAAATTTTTTGTTGCCACTCTCATAGCAGGAGGTAAAGCATTAAACTGTCTTAATATATCTCTTTGATAGTAAACATATTTAAATGCCTCTCCACTACCAAATATTTCTCTTCTTTCACTTTGATATAAATCACTTGTTAAAAATTCTTCAGCAGAAACTACTTTGACTTTTGGTTTACCAGTGTCTGGTTCTGTTATTACTTGACCATTTTCATCATATTGAACAACTTGATATTCTTTTTCAAACCCTTTACCTAATGGTTTATTAGGGTCTGATATTTCCATACCGAATATGTCAGCTATTTCCTGTGCAAACTGTGTTGCATTACTTGTTCCTGCAGGAAACATACTTGATGAAGGTTCTGCTATTTCTTCTGGTGATTTTACTCCAGTATCTTCTTCTACCTCATCTGGCATAAGAAATGGCAAACCACCTGTTTCCTCATTTTCTACTGGTTCTGTGCCTTCTAAATGTCCTGGTATATGTGGCATTAGTTATTGACTCCAAATCTATTTAACTCGTAACTAAATACTTCATCAAATACTACCATAAACAGAGGGTGTTTTGCTATAATCTCATATCCTTTATCATACAATTTCATTCTTATTTCTTGTGCTTCATTAGAGTCATCTGTAATTAACCAGTTAACTGCTTTTAATTCATTAGGATAATTCTTTTCAGACTGTATTGCATCTATAGTTATTTGCCTATATTCTACATATTCTTTTATAAATGGTGTTATGTCAAACTCTGCAAACCTTGGGTCATCAACTGCTCTTACTAAATAGTCTACAAGCACTCCATTCTGTAATCTTTCTGGTAATTCACCACCTAATACTTTATTCATTTGTTCTGATTTACCAAAAGCCATAGGAAACCAGTTACCTAGTTTTGCATCTATGACTGCATTTGCAGCTTGTATATTTTCTGGTGAATCTTGACCTGTCGCTATAAGACTTTGTAATTTGTCATCTTTCGCTGCTCTACCTACGATTGATGATAAAAATCTTTGTACCTCTAAATACATTTCATCTTCATTCTTAGGAGTAATTAATCCTAAATATTTAACAGCTTGATAACCACTAAAGTCTATCTTTCCTTCATCTATATTTCTTGAAAAGTATGGTAGTACAGGACCAAAATCTTTAGCTAATTCAGGATTTGCATTTACAAATTCATATTCTTTTGTAGTTCTTGGAACTCTACCTGCTTCAGAAACTGTCTTACCTCTAACCTGTAACCCTGCAGATGTAAGTTGTTCAGTTATGTCATACTTATCTAAACCAAGTAACCTAACAACTTCTAATAATGCGTAATATTCCCCTTGTCTTGGTCCAAGTATAGATGTCCACTGCTTTCTCATGTCTTGATAAAAACCATGTATTGCAGCTAACTCAACCATATTGTTGTATGCAATACCTGCTTCATACCCTTCTTCTCCATACCATTCATTAAAACTTTGTTCATTACCTTCTATCTTGTAAAGCACACTTAGTTTCGGTGCGAATGGACTAACAAATCTATCCCATGTTTTTATTGTGTATAAGTTATTTCTAACTAATGCACCTAACTCTTGTATCTTATCTACATCATCTGCATACTCTGGATGTAACTGTGCTGCTATCTGCATACCATTTGTTGTAGAAGAAATCCATATATCTTCATCTACACCTTCAAAACCTAATGACTTGCCCATAGAATTAAACCAATTCTTTGCAACTGATGGTATTGCCATATCTACTAACTCTGCAGGTAACTCTGTAAGTGACAATGGCTCATCACTAAAAGGTAACTGAAATCCTGCCATAATGTTTTTTTCTACGAATCTTCTACCTGCAGGTTTGTTTCTAAGAAGAAAACCTAAAGGCATAGTTATACCATCACCAAGTGATGGCAAGTAACCTACACCACCAACACCTAATGATTTAAGTGGGTAACCTTTTTTAATATATACTCTACTTTCCTCATCAGATACATCTTCTGTAGCTAAACCACCTAGTTCAGACTTAGTATGTACTTGTAGTGGTGTTCCTGCTGTAGGCATAAACACATACAAATCACCGAATCTATCTTGTGCAATAACATTGTTTTCAATACCTCTTCTAACACCCTGACCTATTTGTACAGCAGCTTTAGGATTGTTAGCAGTAAGAAGTAAATATCTACCCATGTACTCACGATAGGCTTCAAAGAAAGCAAAAGAACTTCTATATGCTTGTGCAAAATATCCTCTTTCAGTTAAGTTATACAACAAGTTAGCGTTAGCTTCCATAGCTGCTTCTAATGCTCTTTGATGTATGTCCATAGCACTCATGTTTCTAGTTATGTTTGCTCTAACATCATTCATATCTAACAATGTTGTATAGCTGTACTCATTCATGTTTTGCATAATGGTGCTAGTTCTAGGATTAAATACTTCTAATGATTTATTCTTTCGGTCAAAAATACCTTTGATAAGTGATTTTTCAAATATAGTATCTGCAACAAATGCTTTTTCTTCTATCTCTTTACCTTGCCTACTAGCCAAGTAATTTTTACCTCTAACTATTGGCTCATCACCTAACGCTTTTACTTGTTTATCATTTAGTAGTTTTTTACCTTTAGTTCTAAGTAAGTTATATACAGCAGAGTTGTTTATTACTTCGTATGTGTCATCTTGTTTAAACAGTGCTTCTACTATTTCATCACCTTCTTTTATAAGGTATGATTCACCAAAACTAACTTGGTCTGCTGCTAATGCAAGATATTTAACTTTATTATATGCTTGTACTCCTGCATCAACTCTTGTATCTTTTACACCTCTGTTTATTTTTACTGATACATCTAATACCCATTGACCCCTTGCTTCATCCCATTTACCACCTAGTACATGGTCAGTTAATCGTAATTTATCTTGGTTATCTCTAACAAACATAGACACTGCATCTTTAGTTAAAGAATCTTTACCTGTAAGAACAAGCTGTCTTGTTTTATATGGTGATACATACAACATAGCTTCTTTACCCCAAGACTCTGGGTTTCCTAAATCTAAACTAAATCCATCTATGTTTGCTTGTGTAAACCTATATACCTCATCAATAAGTTCATCAGTAATATTTTGTTTAGGAACAGCTACATTTATTTTTTTACCTAATACTTTTTCTATAGTTTTTCTTCCTACATCAAATGTAAGTTCACCACTGTAGTTATTTTTTTGTGACTTACCTTTAGTAGATGCTTGAAACTTACTTTTAATTTCTGTTAGGTTAGGTTGTTTGTTTGAAAGACCAAGTATATCTTCTAAACCTCTTTTGGTTGCACCTGGTTTACTTAAATAATCTATAGCTTCATTTATTATGATGTCAATATCACTATCTGCGTAACCACTATCAAAACTATTTTTAAGTACATCTTTTAATAAATCTTGATTAGGTAATGCACCATTGTAAATAACTTCATCTTTTTTAAAGTTAGTTACAAATGTACCTACCTTAGAATCATCAAATCCTAATCTTCCCTCTGCTATATTATCTGCAGAACCATAAACTAATTTCTCTGCTTCTTGTACATCAGTTGTAAATTTTATACTCTCTTTGTTCAAAGGATTCTTAGTTATATAGTTAACACTTCTATTACCACCTTGTTCTGTAAATACAGTTGCAGTAAATGTTGTTTCTCCTTTGTAAGTCTTTTGTGTTACTTGTGGTTTTATATTTACATTTAAAACTTCATCATATTCTTCTAATGTAGATACTGCTCTATCTCTTTCTCTTTGTATTACCTCAATAACATCATCAGATAAATTAACAACACTGTCTTCATCATTGTGTATTTTAAGTAACTCATCTAACTCTGCTCTTCTACCAAATACAGAAAATGCTTTAACAAATTCATCATACGCTTGTTTCAAATAAGGTATGCGAATAAATGAACCTTCACCTTGTGTAGTAGCAAAAAATAAAGAGTTTAAAAGATTTCTAAATGTTTTCTTACCTTCTATAATTTGTCTTTCTGCATCTACTTTTGGATATGGTATTTCAAAAGGCAACTTATCTACATTCTTGTTATACAATGTAGCAATTCTTCTTGATGCTCTTTCTGCTATATCAGGTGTAGTAGAGGATAAATCTCTAAGATTAATATTTCCTATCTTTGCATCAGCAATAACATTTAATAAATCAGCAGAACCACCTGTGTAATTGTCAATGCTTTGACTGTAATGTTTTGCAAGTCTTAAAAAATCTTCTTCTGTTTGCACAACACCAACTTCTAAGTTTCTTTGTTTAGGTCCTCTTATTTGAAATCCTTGATTGGCTTCATCAATAATTTTTAAAAATGCAGGTTCTTTTTGTAAAGTCTGTGCTATTTGCTCTAAAGTATAACCTTGCCTTTTCATACCTGCTATTGCAGGTGCAAGGTCATCATCAATGTATTTATATAAGAAATATTCGTAAGCCTTTACATGTTCAGGACTTTGTTTGTTTATAAGCGTATGTCCTGTATTAGTAATAAATCTATTATTTACAAACTTTACATCTGCTGAAAATAACTGTGCTATTTCTGGTGAACCAAACTCTTGGGAATCAGATAACACACCTAAAGATTTTCTTACTCGTTTTGGTATTAAGTCATTTAGAAATTTTAATTGTTTTGTAGTTGCTTCTATTTCTTTTGTAGTTCTATATGGTCCACTAATCATAGTTGAAGGTTTACCAAATACTCGTGTCAATATACCCTCTGGGTCATTAAGCATAAGTTTTATAGAGTCAATAGGGTTTTTAAGCATGTTTCTTACACCAAACATATTGAACTTAACCATGGCATCTGTAATAAGTTTTAAAGGATAACTTAACCTAAATAACAAAAATGCAGGGTATCTAAAGTTCCTCATGTAACCAAACACAAGATTGTCGTATGTCTGTACACCTTTTTCCATAGCATTAAATAAAATGTTAGGGTCATCAAAGTCTGTAAATACATCATCAATTACTTCTCTTAGTGGACTTTCTTCTTTCCAAAAATCTACCTTGACACCTTCATCTGCTGCTTTACGCACTATGTCAAAGATTTCTTCATCACCTTCTTTGTTAGTTAATTTTCTTCTTACTCTTCTTTTAGCAGATGTTGCTCTAAGTAACCCTTGTATGTCAGGTCCATGTATATCTAAGTTTTTTAGCTGACCATAAAGTTCTAATGATTGTTTTGTAAGGTGTATCATATCCTGTTCAGAAGCAACAGAACCAAACATTTTATTTGTTATAATGTCTACTTCCATTGGGTCATAAAACTCTGGACTTCTTGATGGTGACATAGGTTTAAACTCTGCATCACTAAAACCTTGTTTGTCATTTTTAAGATAGTATTTACTCATAAAGTCATCTATCTCATTGTCTGTTAATCCATAAGTACTTTTTAGTTGTAGACCTACTTCACCAAACACTAATTTATTTTGAAATATTTCTTTAGCTTCAAAGTATTGTCCATTAGATATAGCATTATAAAACTCTGTAGCCAGTTCTTCTATTCTGCTTTCTGGCACTTTACCTGCATAACCATATCTAATAAAATACTCCATAGCTTCTTTAGGATTCTGTAAATCTGCAGGTTTTAACTTAGGTAATTTAACATCTCTAGCTAAGAAAGTATCTCTAAAACCACCACCTCTTTTATATGCTGCTTCTATACCTTCATCTAACTCTTTATTTATTAATGCTTCTAAGTTGCTTTCATACAACACTTTGGATTGTAGATGTTTGTTTTTACCTCTACCCATAAAATTACCACCATAAAACATATCTGTGACATATCCATTTTCTATGCCTTGTTCTAATGTTTGCATTATGTCATCTGCAGTAGTATCAGCAGATTTAATTCTAAAAGCAAAATCTGGATGAAAACCTTCATTCATCAAATAAGTAGCAACTGGTTTGTTTTCATTTTTTGCTTGTACAATTAAGTTTGCAATACCTTCAAATGTTTCTTTATTATTATCAAATATCTCTCTAGCAGTTACACCATTGTCTAACTGTTCTGGTAATGACCTACCTAATGATGTAAGAACCTCATCAAAGTTTGCAGCAGTTGTTCGTTGTAACAATCCTGAACCAGGAACAATGTAATTTAGTGGGTCAAGAAATATATACTTTGCTGTGTTAATTAATCCTGCAAAAAACCCTGCCATACTTCTAGTTTTTTCATAACCTATATCTTGTATAGCATTGAACTTTGCTTGTTCTGCGTTATCTAAAATATTAAAATATTGAGTACCAGATATTGTTCCTTGGTCTAAAGCTAATTGTGCTTCTTGTTCTATCCTGTCATATTCATTATCTAAGTATTCTGTTACATAATTTGCATAACCATAGCTAGTAGATAAGTTACCTGTTAAACCGAAAACAATACCATCACCTAGTCCTACAGGTATAGCTTGATTAAAAAATGTTTCGTTTAGTTCTTGTTGTCTATCAAACTCAGGGCTTAATGCAACTACATCTGCAATACCTTTTGCACCTGTATCTGGGTCAATAATGTCATCAACAGTCTGAAAAAACAAACCTGCTTTTTCTACAAAAGATAAATCTCTACCTTTTTCGTTTTTAAGTGCAGTAATCTTTTCTCCAATAATGTCTGGAAACAATTCATTAAATATATCTAAATCTGTTTTTGTTATTAGTGGAGTACCTTCTTCATCTACAATACCTCTAGCAACTAAAAAATTCTTTGCTGTATCTGATGGTGTGTAGTATGTATCATTGTTAATTATCTTTGCAGTTCTCTGATTGTTGTAATTTCTAAATGCTTTAGCATGTGCAAGTAAACCAGGTATAAAAGGTAGTTCATTGTCTTTTAAATTTTCATAACCTGCTATTTGTACAACATCTGATAATGTTTTACCTTTTTTATTTAACTCTTCTTCTAATGCTGCTTGATATTCAACACTATAATTTCTAACTGTTTTGTCTGTACTTTGTATAAGACCATCTGCAAATATACGAAGTGTACCAAATAAATAAGAACCAAACTTATCTGCTGCTAGTTTTGCACCCTCTTTTGTAGCTGTACCTACATTTTCAAAAAAGTTTCCTGTTAGTTTTAACATAAGTGCAGGTCCTAAAGCGTAAGATTGTTTTGTTTTATCTTCAACACCTTGACTTCTATTGTTTGTGTAACTTACAGGTGGTGTTTTAGTTTGTGACCAAACACTAATGTATTCCATATCAGACAAACCTAAATCTGCTGCTGTAGCTATAAACTCAGGTTCTTCTGTAGGTGTAAGTGATTCTAGTTCTTGATATTTTTGTACAAACTTTTGTATTTCTGGTCCTGCATCTGCTTCTGCTTTATTTAATTCTTTATTATAGAGTTGTTCTTCTTTGTAACCCTTATACCAGTTTTGACTCCAATTTGTCCATAATGACATTAATTAAACCTTCTTGAAACAAAATAACCATAATTATTTTTTATCATATCTACCAATACTTGTGTATTAGTGCCTGATGGTAATGTTGTTTGCGTACCTCTAGTGCTATCTGCCATTATTGACTCTGATTCCCTTTCGGACAATCTAGCTATATCTTGTGCTTCAAATCCTCTTACTTGACTAGGAGTAACACCTGTGTCACTTGCTGCCCTTGACCTTTGTAAAGCAATCATATCTTCTTGTAATAATCTTCCACCAAACTCATCATCTGGTATAGCTTTTAAATCTGCATAAGCACCATCTACTTTGGTATCTGTCATTTGTTTAAGTGTTGAAGGTTTTCTACCTCTTGGCATTAGTACTCCCCTGGGTCTTCTATATCTAGTCCTAAAGCAATACTAATCCATACACCAGGTATTGGTGTTGGCATTATATATTGTCCTATAGGAAAATCTCCTGGTACTTCTAAACCTAAAATGTCAGTTCGTATTGTTGGGTCTTCTTCTACAGATATTTCATCCCAATCTTCTTGATTAATAATGTCATAAAACTCTTTGTTAATATCAGGCAACTGGACCTCCTTGTGCAGGTACACCACCTGCTAATCCTGCAAGTACAGTAGCAATATCTGGCTCACCTTGTGGTACTTGTGGTTGTTGTGGTCCTGCACCAATTATTGCTTCTTCTTCTGGTGTAGGTTCTTCACCTTCTGCTGTATAAAACTTATCTAGTATCTCTGACATCTTTTGTGGATTCTTTCTAATCTCTATAGCAGCAATAGTAGCTTTAGGATTACCTTGTGCTGCTTGTGCCATAAGTGATTCAAACAATACTGTTTCTGCTTTCTCTGCAGATATTCTTTGTTGTATCTTAGTAATATTGTCTAATCCATCCATATTCTCTTGTAATGTCTGTGTATCAATAATGCCCTGTTGTTTTAATTGCAACCCTGTAATTATTTTCTGTGGCTCATCAAACCCTGCCATTACTCCATACACTCTTCTAGTTTCGTAAACTTCTGATATGTCTGTTGATGGTGTATAAGATTCTTTGTAGGATGTTCCCTTGTGCCTACCTGCAATAGGTTTACGCACATTAGCAAACATTACCTCATCATATTCTAATCTTTTAGCATCTATCTCTTGTAATGCTTCTTTTAATATTGTTTGATATTCTCTGACATGCAAAGATGCAGATTGTCCTAATTCTTCTAAACCTCTACCTGTAACAAATGCGTTAGGTGATTGTCCATCATCCGATACAGGATATGCTGCACCAAGTCGCAAGTGTCGTTCAAGCCTATCTACTTGTTGAAATAATTGGTAAGGTAGATTGTTGACTGGTTTAGACACTTGCGAACCAGGTGTCAAATAGTTAACAGCAAATCTGCCCTTTCTATATTTTCCTGATTCAATCTCACCAACAATATTTGTTTCTGTAAATACTGCATCTTCCATAGCAATAGTTCCAAGTATGTTAATCTTTGCCATATTTGCCATAAGACCTGTAATGTGTTGAAACTGTGATTGCATTTGGTCAAACGCATATCTTTTAGCCACAACAAAACAAGGTCCAGACTCTAATACATTTGGCATAAAATCTATAATCTTTTTGTTTTCAGGTAGGAATACATAAGTTCCTTCCATATCTTTATACTCAACTACAACTTTTCCATGACCTGTAGAGTTTGCCCAACTACCTGCTCTATCTGTACTATCCATAAGTGCAGAGTATGGGTTTTGAAATCCATCATCATTTTCTTCTTTCTGAAATATATATTGTTTAGCATCTGGATATTGGTCAGCTAATACTCTATGTGGAACTCTACGAATTATTGCTAATTCTTTTGGTTGTTGGTCATTTCCAAATATACCTGGGTAACAAGTAAAAGGGTCTTGTAGTTCAGCATAAGGATATGGATTACCATCTTTATCTCTTTTATGTCCTATAGTCCAAACTATAAATCCATAACCAGGTAACCATCTTGCAGCTTGTGGTAACTGCATGTGTAATTTTTGAAACTTGTCATAAGAAGTAACTATCCTTTCTAGTTTCTCTGATTTCTTTCTAGCTCTCTCGCTATCTTTCTCATTGATTATATCTACTTTTAAATCTGGACTTCTACCTAGTTTTTGTGCAAATCTCTCTAGTGCTGTTAAAAATAAGTTAGGTGCAGGTAACTCGTGATATTCTACATTGACTGAATTACCAAGAAGTGCTTTTACTGCAGCTTCACCACCATTCATAATGTCACGAATCCTAGACCTATCAATCATTTGTTCTTGATTAATTACTCTGAGGTAATCTATTCTGTCGTATAATTTATCGCTATCTAAAGGCATTTAACTCCAATTATCTATATCCATGTTACTAGGTTCGTACCCAGAAAAGCTAGGATTATAATCATATCCTAACTCTGCAAATCTTTCTTTTTGCATTCTTCTTATGGCTCTCATTGGAAACCAACTAGCCATAACTATGTCAGTCTTTGTACCCACTGTCTTGCTTTTATTTCTTGCAGAACTAAAATACACTAACTGACTTGTATATAAGTTTACCTTTTCTTGGGCTTCAAATCCAAGATATGGCAAAGAAATATTTTGTTCTTGAAACATTGGTCGCATAGCTGTCACACCATATATAGGGTCAAATTTATTCTTATGAGTTTCGTGACCTTCTAAAAATATACCATGACCTGATGCAAACTCTCTTATGCTTTTATCTTGTCGTATTGCTTTCTGAAAACCATTCTCTTCTATAACCCAGTGTGATACATTATATTTCATCCACCATTCTTTTATTATTTCTAATGCTTTTGGAATACCTCCACCTAAACTGTTGTTCATATCTACCATGTGTAATTTATTTTCTACTGGTTCGTATGCCCATAAAAATGCTGCTTGATAACCTGTAGATGCAGGGTCTAATCCTGCAATAAGTCTTGTACCATGTGGCACATGACCAATATCTCTTTTTTGGTTACGACAGGCTTCTATCTCTTCTCTATCAAATAAAGATAATCCATCTGGCATAGCTACATTAAGATAAACCATTTCGTATATGGCTCTACCACCTGTAGTTTCTGCTGCTCTTTTTCTATCCATCAACCATTTGTAAGTTCTTTTACCAGACCACAACATACAATCTACATGTTCCTCTTCATCCCAATCTGTTTTGTTACAACCACTATCGTGTGCTTCTTCTACTATTGTTTTCCAAGATTCGTTATCTACTAGGTGGGAATACAGGTCATCATAATGTTGTCTTGACCCAATAACTACCATAGCTGTATGTTCCTCTTTACGACTTGATAATGTTGTAGTCCACCAGTTTCTTGTGTTTTCTCTTGATGCAGGTTGCATTGTAGAACTGTGGTCTTCAATGTCATCAGCAATAATAATGTCACAGTCACGAGAAAGTATCTTACCACCACGACCAATACCGACCATTGTAGGTGACTTAATACCTGTAACAGTTCTAGTACCTACAGTAAACTCTGTAGATGACCAAGCCTTACCACTCCTGTTCTGTGGTTTAAATTTTGGTCCTGGTCCACATATCTCTTCTATCAATAACTCATTGTTTTCTAGTTGGTCCATTACAGAAGATACAGAGTTCTTTGCAATATCTTCATTACCACCAACCCATAAGATTCTTACATTTGGGTTTTGTGTAATTAACCAAACAACAAAGTGTATAAGTAAATCTGTTTTACCATGTCTAGGTGGTGACAGTATCATCTGTTGTTCACCATTATCTATAGAAGATAATATTGACTCTATCCACCTAGTATGAAACTTTGGTGTGTCATAAGGTACACCTTGTTCTGTCTGAAAATATCTATTTCTAAATTCTTTAAAATGTTCTATTGTTTGTTCTGACTCTACAGGTGACCAAGACTCTTGTAGTTTTTCGTTTTCTAAATCTTCTAAGAAAGCATTGTAAGCCATAGATACAGATGCAATAGATACATCTAAAACTTTTGCTACATCTGATAATGTCATTTTCTTTATAAGTATTTCATTACCAAGACCAGACTCTTTTAAATCATCATAAACTTTACCTCTACGAGTCTGTACATTTTTTTGACTAGGTATATTTAAAACATCTTCTTCTTGTGTCCACTCAATACCTTTTTTCTTTGCTCTTTTCTTTTGTGTATTGATTCTGTTACGACATCTCTCACTACAAAACTTTCTAGCTTTAGGGGGCAATACTTTATGACAACCTGCTGCGTAACATAATTTTTTATTTACCATAATTCTTACAATCCTTGTTTTTACACTTCATATCGTTCTTTGGTAACAACTCTTCTCCACACCTCGGACATCCAACAGGTATCAAGTAATTTTGTTTTTTCTTCCACTCTTTGCTCTTGACTTAGACACAGCAGCTATATTAACTCTTTTACCTTCTCTGTAGGCTTTAGCTGTTCTTTTTATTTCTGCTGCTCTTTTCTTAGCTTCAGTAGGAGAAAGACCTTTTAAATACTTTGCAGGTACACCATGCTTGTATGGTTGAGTTCTGTTACCCATTATCTTTTACCTTTGAGGTCATTATCTTGTTTATGTCCACCACTAATAAAAGAATTAACTCTTCCCATAGCCCAAGCTGCCATAGATACATTACGAGAACCTGATGATACATAAGCACCCTGTCCTCTTCTGTACACTGCTGCTAGTTTTTCGTAACTATAACCTGAACTTTTTGCTTTTGCTCTAAGAGTTTTTTTTGCTGATTCTGGTATTCCCATTACTTACCTACTTTCTTTTGTGCATTGACATGTGCTTTACTAAAAGAATTACCTCTTTTCATAGAGTTGTACATATACTGCATGTGTTTTTTTGTATGATGTTTAGAATGTTTTTTCATAGCATTCTGTTGACTCTTAGTCAACTTAGAAACATCTACACCTTTTACTTTCATAATTCACCACATCTTACAAGACCAATATCTAGGTGTAGTCTTGTCTGTAGCTGTATCGCATTTGTGTCTAGCTCTAAAAGATTTTCTAGCTTCAGGATTATCTTTTCGGATTTCCATATTAGGGTCACCGAACATAACCTTCTTTACTTTGTCACCATCTTTAACATAGACTTTAAACTTTTTACGACCATAACCAGGTTCACCTTTGCTAATGCGTGAAGGTTTATTAAGTGTGACAGATTTACCCTGGTAGTTTGCCATTAGTAACCTAGTTTCTTTTTGCCTTTGCCTTTAGATTTTTTCTTTTTGTTTTTATACATTTTCATAATCATCACTATAGCACAAAACCTCACCGAAGTGAGGTTCTGCTCGTATACAGTGTCCAACTGTTATGAAAGAAAAATGAAATTACTTTAACCAACACACACTTTTGTCTATATGATTTCAAGCATTTTCTTTTTCATTCTGGTTATATCCCCATACAACCAACCTAGAACTTTTCCAGGCAGATATAGTGTAATGTTGTTGTTAAATAAGGTGGTAAAAAAATTTTTATTTTTGACAGTAGTACTGCCTCACTTGCGTGAGGCGTGTACCACACAAACAAAGAAAGGAGGGC